CTTATTTAATTCGGCTAAGAAATCCAATGCTTTAAGTCCAGCAGCTGCTTTTCCATCATTAAATTTTTTGCATGCGTTAGCATATGATACAACAGCATTCGCTAATGCTGCTAACTGAGACGGAAAATCTTTAAGATCAGCCTCACTCGGTAAATCCGGAATTTTAAAGCTACCATTCTCATTAAGAGAATCACTAATAGCCGTCATAATTCGAACCGCACCGCTTACTCCATCTGCAGATAACTCTTCATCGGTTAGTCCGGTGACTTCCTTAGCACCAAGAGCATATAAGGATAAAGCGCCACCTAAGCCTTGAAGAACTTCAATAAATCCATCAAGATCTAATTCACTAAAAGCCTGAATATCATTCTTGCATGCAAGAATATTTTTCAGTAACTTTAATGCAATGGGCTCTTCCTCTTGAATAGATGCTTTCCCTTCAGGATTTACAAAGCTAGAAATAGCTCCACCTAAGGATGCCATATTATCCGAGAATGTTCCTAAAGCAAAGCCATTAATTTGATCTTTTAGACTACAAATTTTATCGATCAAGCGAATTGCCGGATCATTATCTGGACCTTTAACATTGCCTGTCAGATTTGCATATAGACGCAGCGCTGCTCCAAGTTTACGAACCATTGTCGTAAAATTAGCTAAAGGCTGCATATAAGAACTTACATCTTGTAAACCGGCAATTAAATTATATAATGATTCAAATTTACGTTTAGCAGAATCGATTTGCTCTTCGCTCATTCCAGACATATTGCTTATAAAAGATGTAAGCATGCTGGAAATCAGAATTAACTTGGCACTCAATTTCTCTAAACTACTTCCAATGGCACCAATTACCAAAGGCATAACTAGCGATAAGACCGCCATAATAGCAGCTACAGCCGCACCTAAAATAAGGATACCTTTAATAGCTCCGGATAAAGACAATTTAGATGTAATCTTCAATGCTTCAGCCATAGCTATTAATAATGCAGCCAAGCCTAAAGAAAATGCTAATATCTTATCAACTTTTAATGTCTTAATTTCATTTAATGCCATAGAGAACACTAAAACTACAGCGGCCAAACCAACCATAGCCACTAGTGCATGAAGGCCCTTCATAAGGGATTTTTCATTGCTGTTAATCATATCGACCATGGCAAAATATACAACAAGAAGTGCAGATAAAGCAATCATGGAAACTACAATAGTGTCCCATTTGACTCCCTGCATCATTTGCATACTAAGACCAAAGGCTAATAACACAACCGCTAAAGGAACTAATGCGGCAAATGCAGCAACACCCTCTCGAATTTTCATTCCCTTAGAAAGTTCCATTAATACATAAATTGTGCCTAAGAGTACAATTAAGCCTACTGCCATTCTTGCAAGGCCTTCCCAGGAAACAGATGCTAATGGCGTAAGTGCTCTTACTAATACCCATATTGATACAGCAACGGCAATAACACCTGCCATCTCACCGAATCTGTAAGAACCAAGGCCAGAATTAAATGCACTAAGCATTAACAAAATGGCTCCTAAGCCGGCACCCATTTTAGCAAGATTTTCCCAGCTAAAGGCAGCCAAGGGTTTTAATGCCTCAACTAATATCCAAATACTTCCAGCCAATAATATTAATTTACCTAGGGCTGTACCTTTTAAAGACTTAACACTAGTAGAAAATCCTACAAGCATAAGCAGTACTACCCCTAATGCTGAAAGCATCTTTAAGATGCCATCCATAGACAAATTAGCTAATGGTTTCAATGTAGAAATTAACAACCCTATGCTTATAGCTAATAGGATGGCACTTAGCATACCGGTTCCTTTGAGGCTACCCATGATACGGCTAAATCCAGCAAGCATCAATAAGATTGCTAATAATCCTACACCCATCTTAGCCATTCCTTCCCAGGAAATTTTAGTTAAGGGTTTTAAACTTCTAACTAATACGCCAATTCCAAGGGCTAATAGTGCCATAGCAAACATATCCTTGGATTTTACTTTCTTAAAATCACCGGATACATATTTAGCAAATAGGCCAAGGATCAGAACAATTCCACCTAAACCGGTAAGCATCGTTGCAATTTGATCCATACGCATATTAGCTAATGGCTTTAAGGCAAGCACTAATAAAGTAATACCTATAATAATGCCCGTAAGTGCTATGCCCATAAGACCAATTGAGGCAGTCATACTAATGATCTCGGCAAGACCCATACCTTCAATTGTGCTCTTCATAAATTTCACAAAGAGCCCCATAAAGAGCATGATCAGTCCAACAGTAGCCACGCCTTTAATCAACGAGCTAATTTTCATGCTGCCTAAAACGGCAACTGCTGCTGCAATCAATGCAATACCAGCCGCAATCTTTAAGAATTTTTCACCAGCAGTTTCAGTCTTATCAGACACATCTAGAGATATACCTTTTTTAAGGCTGTCCCCTAATCCTTCAAAGAATCCACCGATGGTTTTAAACATAGTTTTTCCTTTAGAAAGCATCTGGAATCCTTTAAACAATGTTAAAAGTCCACCAAAAGCTTTAGTAAGTTTAAAAATGTTACTGCTACTAAAGATTTCAGTCATGCTTTTAATAAAGTTACCTGCAGCTCCTAAACCTAGATTATTCTTTAATAATGAAAATAAAGTGAATTCCCCTTCTTCATTTTTAAAGCCATCCAGCAAACCGCCAAAGACGCCAAATATCTTTTTAAACCACATTTTAATAGCGCCAACAGCAGTTTGTGCTTCACCTTCTACAACTTCACCATCATCAAAACCAAATACGTAGCCAAAGAATTCATTAATTTTCTTAGCCGCGTCACTTCCAAAAATGCCATCAAGTACACCATTAAGTAGCTTCTCAATTGCATCAGAAATGCTTTTTCCGAATTTAGTCATACTCTTTTCATTGATGCCTTCCTCAAAAAGAGCACTAACAGCATCAATTATGTCACCAATAAAATCAATAAATGGACCGGCAACACGAGAAATGACATCAACAAGAATGGTTAAGAGCTTTCCAAGGAAGTCCAGAATCTTATTAAAGGTTCCATTTTGAGTTCCACGATCAATGACTTTAGTAATTAAGTTTGTAATCAAGCCAATGATACTGTTAATAGCATCAGTTAATGGAGTTAAAGCATTAAGTAAATTTCCGAAGAAATCAGTCAATCCAGTGCCAGTTGCAGCTTCATGTGCAGTATCGGAAATGCCTAGGCCTAATCTGCTCAATAAAGCAAGAATAGACGTGGCACTAGGTTCGAGTTTCTTAAAAATACCGCCAACAAAACCAATTACTTTTTTGGCAATGCTATATGCCAGTACAAATGTTGCATAAACGGCATTGACAACATCCTGAATCATTTGAAATCTAGATTTTGTAGAACCAGTGGGTACTGCATTCAGAAAATCTTTAATCTGCTGAAGAAACTCTTGAATTCCCTCGGTAATGCCATTAAGCTTCTCTGCAAGAAACTGCTGACGATAGTCTTCATTCATATCCCACTTTTCATTAAATGCCTCATCTAACAAACTTGCAGGATTGATTAAACGAACCATATGCCAGAAACCTTCACTGATCATATCACCAATTTTTGTGAAGATATCTAAAATTCCAACGGCTCCTTCATAAAGGCCATCATATTCGCCAACGAATAAACCCCAAAGGGATTCTCGCCCACCGAGCTGTGCCCATTGACCAAGAATGCCTAATGAAGTATCACTACCGTTAATAGTTTCGATAACTTTACTAAAAGCATCACCCACCTTGTTACAGATGGCAGAGAATAACTCCATGCTTTCACTCAGCTCACCAAATATATGCTTAAAGCTAGCCATAAAACCAGTCGAGATTTGATCTTTCCAAGCCTGAATTACATCAGCAAATGTAAGACATTTTTGAGCAGCTTCAAAAGATTCTTTAGCAAGTTCATTAATAGAAGTTGCTGTCTCTCCTAATTCTTTCGTAAACCATCCAGCAGTTAAGCTTTTTTCAATTTCATCGATTGTAAAATTTATCTTATTTTTGTTTTTATCTAAAACGGAATACATTGTTTTTCCGTCTTTATCAACTTCTTTTGTTACTGAACCTTGAGTAACAGCAAGCTCTAAAAGCTTTTCTTTAACCTCTTTTGTCATTATGCCCATCGCTTCTAAGGTTTTCCAATCCTTATTGGTAATATGACCTTGAGCAATAAACATATTGTCAAATATCTTTTTCTGATCTTCATCCAGTTGAATCAAAGCTTCAGTACCATCGTAATATAAATCTTCCCAATAGTACTTTTTTAGAGTGCTTTCCAAAACAGATTTGTTAGCCCATCCTTTATTAAGAGTTTGGCTTAAATTCATGAACGTAACTTCTTCTTGTTTACCAAGACTTTTTGCAGTCCTGATCATTCCTGTTTTGGTATCTTTTTCAAGAGTTTTTGCAGCAAGTCCTGCTTGAATAAGTTGCTCTTTAAACTCTTTAGTTGCCATGCCCGCATTTTCAATTGATTTCCAGTCCATGAGTTTTAAACTACCAACGCCCATGGCCTGACTTAAATTGTACATAGCTCGACTAGCTTCATTAATGCCGGCACCACTTCTAGCTGCCCAGTTGGCAATACCTTCCATTTCCATTTCAGCATCTTCGAGCTTAATGCCGACGGAAGTAAATTTACCAATATTCTGAGCCATGTCAGCAAAGTTATAACTTGTTTGATCTGTATATTTATTCAAACGATCCATAACGTTATATACGTCAGCTTCAGATCTTCCTGTCGCAGCTTTAATCGTCTGAACGCTCTTGTTCAACATATCAAACTTACTTTGTCCTTCAGAAACCTGTTGAGTGGTCATTGAACTAACAAACGAAGAGATCTTAGCAGCTGCTGTTTCAATGCCACGTCTAATCTGGCTTAATACTAATTCACTAATGGTACCAAGACCCGTAAATTTGTCAGCCAATTTCTGAAGGTTTTCGGCCATTGAGTCAAAACTAAAACTCTTAACGGCATCACCGAAGTCTCTTAGATTATCCTCCTGCTCTTCGAAATCGAGCTCATCTTTGAATTTTTCCAAACTCTCTTGACTTACAGCAATATTTTTTTCAAAGTCTCGATTGTCAAATTGCATTTGGACAATTCTTGTATCCACACTTGGCATGCTCGGAGACGCCTCCTTCCAGTTGTATTATGTAATAACTCGGTCCCATGTTTCTCGAGCTATTTGATCAAAAATTGGTTTCATAACTGGACTCACAAAGTCAATGCCCTCGACATAACTACCATTTTGGGTTCCATGACCATAGATTAGTAAGATTGCAATATTAACGCCTTCGTTTTCATTGCTGTTTGTCCAATAAAGTGTAACTTTACCATTATCTGCATCTATACCAAAGTCCCAACTATTGGCAGTCTTACCGCTTTGTGCTGGAGTATTCGAAGCAAGGGCTTCAACGCCTTTTTTTCCATATTCGGCCAGAATATTGAGATAATCCCGATGCAGAACGTGATTAAAAAATTTTTCCGTGTTATTAAAACTACCTTTGTGTTTAATTTTGAGCATCTCTAATCAACCTCGCGATCCAAGTTTAGCTTTTCGAGCAGCATTTAAACTCCGGTTGCGCTTCATTAAAGCAGATTTGCTCATTTTCTTATCAGGCTTTTGTTTTTCCGCACAAATTCTAATAAGAGTCAAAAGACGATTTAAATGCCATGTTTGGCATTCAAAAGGAATCTCTAGCGCAATCATCTGCCAATATATTAATTCGGATGTAATTACGCTAGAGCCTCCTGCTGTTTTTTGTTGACGATTAGAAAACCAAGTTGCTGTCATAGGATCACTAATGTATGCCTTAACCTTCATAATATTGTCTACGGACATATGATTATAAACATCAGGATCCACGTTTTGAGTAATGGTCATGCATCGAACATAGTCAACCGTTTCTTCCATTGTCATATTTTCTTTTGCTAAAAACGGTTTCTTCCATTTACTCTCCCATTTTGAAATTGAGATGAGAGAGTGTTCCAAACGCAACTCTTTATCGGGAACGGAAATGATTCGACTTGTTGTTTCATCAAACTTTTCCCATCCCGGGATAACAATTTTTAGCACGCTCTCTCATCTCCATGCATTATGTTTCCGAATTCTTAATAGCCGTTAAGCTCGCCTGAATGGATTCCTCAGGGTTTTCCATAGCCTTCCGAGCATCGTCCGCCATGTCCTTCGGAACGATTCCAACTAAGAATTCGCTAAGCTCACGTTCATTCTTGACCAAATTCATAAACATCACGTCCCAGGCTTCACTTACTTTAAAGAAAGCACTAAGTCTACGACCATGAGCATCTTCTTTCACGAACCGGCCATCTTCTGTTTTCTCACCATAGGCAGCTAACAGGAGAATACTCAGTAATCTAACGGTAAGAGCCTTGTCTTTTTCACTCAGCATCTTATCAATCAGTTGGGTCAGTCCGCCAGGAATGGAGTCGTCTAATTCCTGAAATTCCATTTTGGTCAGATTAAAATAACAATCTTTTGTAACTTCTTTACCATCAAAATTAGTAAAAGTCAATGTCTTCTTAACCATTGTTCTTTGCTCCTTTTAAAATAATAAAAAGAGGGATACCGAGGTTTAGATTTCGGTATCCCCCGTTTAATGATTACGCCAGAAGCGCAATCAGATCATCGGGATCAGGCATTTCGGGATCGGCATTTCCGGTTCCGTACAGCTTATTCTCAATGACTGTCATCTTACCAGCAGCAACCTTGGTAGAGTCAATGGTAATCAGAGCCGTACCTTTCGCCTGGCCGGTTACGTTAATGGGGTTAGCATCGAACTCCCAGCTGAAAGTAATAGCATCGGGACTATCATTAATGGTCTCGTAACTCTTTTCAGAAGGAGAGCAAGTACAATTGTAAACCAGATGGAGTTTATAACCAAGATTCTGGTTTTCGTCATTACCCTGTTCGGTGCGATAGCACAGACGGAAAGTTTCACGAGGCTGCTGACCAGCGTATACACCAGTCGCTAAAGCCACACTACCATCGCACCCTTCAAACTCTTCAGGATAAGTATAAGCTTCAATTGTACCACCAAATGTTTCGGCTGCACGCATAGAAGCATACTTAATATTGTCAGCCCACAGATCCGTCTTGTCGGCACCTTCCGGGCTTTCTGTAACTGAAGTTAGACCATTCCAAGCCACACCAATCCACTTACCAGAGGTGGCGTTTTTCTTATAAAGAACACCCCGACTGACACCATTTTCATATTTTCTGGTGCCAGTCTGGTCCCATGTTAAAGTAAAAGCATCATTAGGCATAATATTTACCTCCAATATTATTAAGCATAAATAATATAGACAAAGTGATGAAGATTATCCGCTGAATAATAGCGAACAAATCGCAATTGTCTAAGGCCAATTAGTCTTGTTACCATTGGGTCATTCGGATCTTTTGAAATATATGTCATTTCATAAGATTCATCCCAATGATAAGGAAGATTATTAGCCCATTTTGTTGGAAGATCGGATAATTTATAGATTATACATGGATAGGACAATTTAGTATTAGCTGGAGGCTGAAAATAGACATGCGGCTCGGTTTCAATAAATTGAGCTTTGAGTAATCGATGAAGCTCAACTCGGTTGCTGGCCATTCCACACATCTCCTAATGTTAGAATAAGACGGGGACGTTGGACATCTACATTAGAGATCTTCCAACGTACCCCTTCCCATTCCACATATTTCATGGCATAAAAATGTTCCCAAGCATATGCATCCGCAACGATGCTTAATTGAGTATTTACCTTCAAATTATCATTCGTGCTTACGCCGGTTTCCAATCGCCGAGTATTGTGAACTTCATCTCCAAAGTAAGGATGTTCCACAATAACATCGGTCCAGATACCTTCATTTTCTCCAGTACCTTCTCGGCTTTCAGCATATCCAATAGGTCCATAAAATTTAGCCATGATTATTACTCCTCAGGCTCTGCTAATACAAGTCCAGTCAATCTATAAATCTTTTCATTCGGTTCGCACCCATCAAGTTCAGATGTGACCTTCAGTCTCTGGCGCATCGGATCGGTAATGCGAACAACCGCATTCATATCATCGCCAACAACCACAGGATCTTCAGTTGTCGCTCCGCCGATAACCTGCACGCTAGTCAGGGAATTTTCATCGGTTGTGAATTTCAAAGCTAAATAGTGACCATTCTGAAGTTCAGAGTTTTCGCTATAATCTTCAAAGTCATCAACATACTTTAAAATACCACTGATACGCGTTTCAGTAATGGTAATGTCATCCTGAAGATCGCTTACGGTCTTCCCGAGAATTGTACTCTCACCGTCTTCGGGATCAACTGTGAGAGCCGTCAAGGGTTTACTTCTTCCTCGACAACGATCGCGCTATAAGGAGTGACCAGAGCACCAGAGCACCGAGTCTCAATCAGATACTTCATCTGGTTGTAGTCAATGTCAAAGTCATCGAACATATTGATGCTACCACCCTTATCAGCACCAACGGTATAGTCTTCCAGGTCAAGAATGATCACGCAGGGCTTATAGGTATGGCCATTAGCGGTACGAACCGTAGAAGCGTCACCCATCTGAGGCACAAACGCGATTTCCTTAACACCAAGAGCGCTAGCGATTTCGCTATCAGTCTTGTACATACGATGGCCAATACCATCCTTCAGGAGCTTAAACTGGCTATGCGCACGACGAGTCATAAACGCAATGCAGTTACCGCTACCCTGATAGTTCTCCCAGCCGTACGTAACGGCATCAATAATGGCATCCGCGCGCTCCTGTCCCTGAGCAACAACCAGGGGCTGATGAATAACAAACAGATCATCATCGCGGAGAACCGGACGAATATTCTGCTCATTAATCTTATCCTCGGAAGACGGATCACGGCCATCGCCGATCAGGAAGGCGCGAGCCAGTTCCTCATCCAGCATCATCCGCATCTCGGTCTTCAGCCACGCGATAACATCGAAGCTGGTGATCTCGACAACATTATCACGATCCATCTTCTGCTTCTTGTAAACGGTCGTAGCATCAGTGGTACGACGGAGCAGGCCAAATACCTCTTCCTTCTTCCGATGGCCAGTAATATAACCCTTCGCACGAGCTTCATCCTCAGTAATATCCGCGAACGTGGTCTTGAACTTACTGAACGGAATATGATGAACGCCAGCCATAACTTTGGCAACCCACTTAGTGTCGCGCTTAATAAACTTGGGCGCACCATTGCCATTAACTTCCTTATACTCGGGCATCAGATAATCAATCTGATCGATGCCATATTCAGCACTATGCTCCAGAACTGAAGCCTTCATAGTACCAAGGCGCTTAGCATCTTTAATAATGGTATCCATCTGAGCATGAGTCAGAACATTCTCTTCCTGCTGTTCTTTCATCGCATCTACATCAAACACATTACGATCCATAGTTTTATTCTCTCCTTCATCATTAATAGAATGTGATACCGGTTTCTCCTCTTCTTTTTTCGAGGCCGGTTCTTTTTCAGCTTCTTCTAAAGCTCTTCCGACTAAATACTGAACAACCTGCGTCTGGGTTTCATTTAAAGTATCAAGCACATCCTGAACGGTTTCACCCTTCTCATCGGCATGCTCGATGCTTTCTTCGTCATCATCCATGGCATCATGCTCAGCCTCACCGCTAATAGCACGTCCAATCAGATACTGAAGAACTTGCATTTGTTTTTCAGTCAGAGTGTCTAAGACATCCTGAACGGTTTCATCTTTCTTTGCAGGTTCCTCTTTCTTCTCTTCCTTCTTCTCTTCGGCCTTTTCTTCGGCTTTTTCTTTAGGCTCTTCTTTTTCGGCATGGGAAAGATCTTCATCAGTTTCCTCAATACCCATAGAAAGTTCTTCGTCGCCAGTCCAAATTACAGCCTCTTCTTCGCTCTCCTCACCATGAGCCAGGATCGGGAACTCAATGACTGCACCCGGATTTGCGCCAGCCAAGACAACGCTTACTTCACGAATAATTCCATGGATTACATCTCCGCCACGCTGTTTCAGCTTATTAGCATAAATGCTAAGACTTCTTACGTCTCCATGAGAGACAAGTTCTTTAACATGCTGTCCCAGTTCAGAATTATTAAATGAGCAATAAGCATAGACGCCTTCATTTCGGTTTTCTAAGACAGCATGTCCAATAACCCTAGTCGGGTCATCATGGTTATGCTGCCAAACTAACGGAACAGTCCGACCATCGTCGTCTTTAAAGGCATCCCGTCGAATCGTTCGGCCATCGGCGCACAGAAGATCATTTTTGGTTGCCCATCCGCCGAAGTCAAATTTTTCTTTTTTCATAACCTTCGTATCCTTTCTTAAGCATTCAGAATATCCGCTACCTTCATATCCGCGATGGTGGTATTATCAGCACCTGTAGTTTCGTATTCTGCTTCCCAATCAGCCGGAGCATCATCTGACGGATTAGGTGGCATCTGTGATGGATCTTGAGGATTAATATTCGGATTCATCAACTGGTCTGCACGCTCATCATTGACAGGCCTTAACCCTAGTTTCTCACGAACTTCATTCTTGGTTACAATTTCAGCGGCAGCCAAACTACTACCATTAGCAGCAATAGAATCTAATGTTGCTAATTTAAATGTGTCGATGAAATACAACATTTTTTGATGTTGAGACCGTGCCGTTTTTGAAAGAAACTTACGATTAAATTCTTCAGTGATGGCAGATACGATTGGATCAATGGTGCGACTAAAATAGTTCAACATAGTTCGCTCATCGGCTGTCCCTTCAAAGACTTCCCGAGGCATTCCTAACTGGCTGTATAGCATACTCGTTAGTGACTCAATCTGTTCATGAAGGTTGTTCTCGACTGGGCGATTAAGTTGAGTTATTTTTTCGGTACCATCCGTATATGCAATGCCGTACTTATTGGTGGTAAGCTGTGTTTCAATATCTTTTCTTCGTTTTTCAGCTTCCATTCGTCTAAGCTCGGTCTTGATCGGGTACGGCAACTGAATGATCAGATCGAGTTTGCTACTTAGATTCTGTTCATCGGCAGAATCCAGTAGACTCATTTTATAAATAAGCCGTTTCAATGTAGAATTCGGCTCATTCATCACAGCATAAAGGGGGTTTACAATGATAGCAACTTGTTGCTTAGGAAGAATAATTTCCTGTTTTCTACCAATTCGGTCATTGTAGACATCGAGTCTAACATGCTGGGGAAACCATTCTGTTATTTTTGAAACCCGCATAGTTTTTATGTCATAGCTCATAGTATCTTCGGGATCTACCGTTGTGTCTACCGGAACGACCCCAACAACGCCTTCATCTAAAAGACTCATAACAAGATCTCTTTTAAAAGCACTAGCAGCCTGATCAATATTTGCCTCAGTATTAAGGCAATAATTTAAACCAGACTTAATAGGCTCAACATATCGATCCTCATTATCAATCCGTGAATGCTGAATTTTTACACTAGCGACATCAGTTGCAATTTTAGTAAAAACACCGGCTAAAGTAGTACGATCGCCACCAAATCGTAATTTAGGACGATCTGGATTACTGAAAAGCGAGGGTCCATAATTCTCTCGCCACTGTTGTGGCTCTCGATTTTTTCCGGTAAATGCATTCCAGGCGTGTTTTAAGCGTTGACCGATCCCCATGCCATTTTGGTCCATTTCTGCTAAGAGAAAAGAATCAGCCAAAAGCATCAACCCCCTTACTAAATACAATATATCTAGGCGGACCTAGAATATATGTAAATGGAGGAACTCGAATCATTTTCAAATGCCTCCTTATTTCTTCTTCTTATCGCTATTAAAATAAGTTTCGGGATTAGTAGGCGTCGCAAGCGGATGCCCTGCAATTTTATGAAGCCAATCGCGAGCTTTAGCAAATACATATTTGTATTTTCGACTTGCAACAACAGCCAGGGGAGTTACAGCAGCAGTAAACAACAGCAATTTTCCAGCTTCCTTAGCTAAATTAGACACATCTTTTTTCCACTGAGGAGTTGTCAAATCTTTATACTGTTTTTCTTTTTGTAGACGACGATTGCGTCTATCAAGTTCTGCTTCACTTAATTCTTCAGCCTCATTAGACTTCCATGTTGAACTACCGGATTTTTCAATTTTAACAGGGTCGCCATTTCGATTAGTTCCGGTTTGATGCTCTTTCTTCTCTTGATCATTGGCATTAGTGTATCGCTCTTTACCTTCTGGGGTTAATGTTCCATCCTCATTTTGAAAACGT